ATCCGTCCTTCTTGGGTGGTACACTTTAGTCCAGAACAGGTGGTACACATTGCTCCAGATTTACTGGTACACTTTAGTCCAGAATACCTGGTACACTTTAGTCCAGATTATTCAGGTCTGTGTAGTCAATCATCGGGAAGAGTTAAAAGAAGAGCTTGAGTTCTTACGCGGTGAAATGGGGAAGATCGAAGAGGGGATTTCGCAGAACGCAAGAGTCGCACCGGTAAAAGAAATGCATGATGAGGCGAAATAAAATACCCCGGTGGAGTGCTGGGGCTTAATTGTGTAAAGAATGTTGATTAAAGTCTGACTGTCCAAGTCTGTCCAAGCATGCTATGGAATCCGTTCGTGTAGATTATTTTTGAAAACCCAAGCGACTTGGCTGTTTCGGGAGTCTTTATGTCATTCTGGAACTTATAAACCATCGGTTGAGACATCAGCGAAAAGGATATTTTTAACGTCTTATTATCCTTTCCTATCGCAGACACTGTTATGTTCATGCCTGACTTCATAAAACCTTCTTCAGCGAAGGAAGCGTAAAGTTCTCTTGACTGATTATAAACTAATGGCCGTATCTTTTTCGCTTTTTTAGATAAATTATTTTCTCCCTTTGAACTTATATAATCAACTGTAACCCTATCAGATGAAGACTTATCAAGCTCATATTTTGATGCGTAATGAGTTTTCAGCGACTCTTTATTGTCCTTTATCCGTTGCTCTATTCCCGACAACTCTTCTTCGTCAGACTTTGAATTATCAACAGCAGGTTGAGGGATTATTTGAAGGGTTGATGTTTGAATGTTTTCATTAATTGCATCAGCTTTTTTACCCTTTCCATCGTCCATCATGCTCCCGATAAAAGAAAGAACTATTAAAGCGCCAATAGTCAGTAAGCATCCGTACCTTTTTGTATTCTTGTTCTCTTCTTTTGGATTACTTTCCCCTAAGAACGGCTGAATATTTCCCACTGACGCCCTCTATTTAAGTTGATAATACTCACGCAATTTAGCGTCATTACCGCAGTCGTGCACGCGTGGTATCGTGAAAGATTATTTTTGCTACAACTTTACTACAACCCTATTCGCCGCCCTCGCCTTGCTCTCATCCAGCACTTTCGCATATATCTGAGTAGTCTTGATATCCGAGTGGGCCAGCATCGCGCTAACGGTCATTATAGATGTTCCCTGAGAGAGCTGCAATGTAGCGAACGTATGCCGGAAACAGTGAAAGGTGATATGCTTCTCAATTCCGGCCCGCCTCGTCCACCTGGCTAACATCGCGCATATCCCTGAAGCATTTGGCAGACCACAGAAGACCGTACCTGTAGACCTCTCTCCAAGTATTCCCCTTGCCTGAATTCCAATCGGTAGGATGTGTCGCTGTCCAGTCTTTTTAATTACATAATCAAGCACGGCCTCACCAGAGTCCTTATCTATTATACTCTCCCATGCCAATACTCGAATATCGGAGATCCTCAACCCGGTAAGAGCTGAAAATATAGCTGCATTCTTTATAGCCGTGTTGCTTATCGGGGTAGCGATCAAGGAGTTCAGCTCTTCGAGCAATAAATAACTTCTCTGTCCGCTTACCCACTTGATACCGTCAAACTTCTCTGTCAAGCTCACGCTGATCATGTCCTCCTTATATGCCGTCCGTACCGCTGTACGAAAAGTTGAAAAGTAGATATGCGCGGTTATGTCCTTCAGCTTCCCTTCGCTCACCAGATGCAAGAGGTAATCTTTATATTTGATGCAAGTCTTGATATCAAACTTTCCCATCGTGACCTTCTCAAGCCCTGCTTTAATAAACTTTTTCTTGGTAAGGTTCCAGACGTTTACGGTACGGGCATTCAGCCGTTTCTCCTTTTGTATATCAAGGAAATCCGTAAAGAGTAGATCACTATTGACTTGCCGAAGTTGATACGCCCCTGACTGCATATCAAGCTGTCGTTGAGATTTTACAGTTTCAGCAATGTCCTTTGTCTGGCGGTTATGCAACTTCTCAGCGGCTGTTCTTGGGTTAGCTATGATATACATGCCAAGAGTCTCCCTTCTCGTCTCTCCGCCTGAGGGCATTTTTATCGGTGGCCAGTAGTCAAGATAAAGACTTATTCGCCCACCAGATATAGGCTTTTCGCGCAAGAATACTTTAATCATACCGCCCCTGTTTTTCGCTTTGTACCGAGATACAAATAGGATACAAAATAAACAGGTTAAAACAGCGAAATGAGGAAAGTTCCGTATACTTAAATACGCTATATGTTATTAAGTGACGTGCTTTTGAGAGGGAAAATGGAAAGAGAAGGAAAGTTGAAATATGATCACTGATACAAATCAGTTATATTTATACCCATGCGCGTAACCTATTTATTATAAACACATTGCATCATTTCATTTTTCAGCGAGATACAAATACGGTACAAAATCGAACTAAAAAGCCTCCGAGGGCGAATCGAAGGCTGAAATTTCCGCCTGTAAACAAGGGCATGAAAACAGGAGGATTAAAAAGGAATATACGTAACTGCTCCTACTGTGACAAATCGTTGCGATAAAACCCACCCTCCAATAAATCGACTGTTACGGGGATGGAGACTCCTGTCGAATCCTTTGCCCATGCCTTGACTCCTTTAAGTGTCTCCCGAAGCTGTACCGTCTTTGTGGTGCCACTTCCAAGGTAAACTACTTGACTCTGGCTGCTGCACGCACTAAGGCTTAACAACAGGAGCAGACCAGCCGTCAGTTTTAGCATCTTTGATAAAGTTCTCATCATCTTTCGTTGGTTTGCTTGCAATAATCAATCGGTCTTCATGCGCCTGTCCCCATGCGTTAAGTAAGCCGAGCAGAACACCTGGCTTTGCTAATGCCTTGCATATCCCGATAACAAAAGCCTCAGTTAATGCCGCAATGAAGGCGTTCATTTCGCAAGAGAAAGAGCTTTAAGGACATCAATCACTTTTTGTAGGTAAGCATCATCCACAGTTGAAGGAGTGAGCTTGACAACCACAGACGCGATAGTGACAACTCCGCCAACAATCGCTGTAATCGAAACCCAATTTGCCTGAATCCATTCCATTTTTATCTCCTTTGGTTGGTTGGTTGTTATTACTCAGAAAGGGTTTTCCCTGCCTGAAAATCTTTTATTGATAGTCCGCCAGTGTACTGGAAATGCGGAAATTCCTTGAAACTCTTCCAGTCACCAGCCCACTCTAAACCGCAGCTCTTACCGATATAGCCAATACTTAACCACAAATGCTCATTATCCCAATCAGGTTTCCCGTGCACAACTGGAACCGTATCAAAGGCGACACAGTAGTTATGGAAGCTCTGCCCGCCTTTTGTATTCGTCACGATTCGCCCCGGTCTCGTCCGGCCTTGAGCATAAAGAGCGTTCTGGCTCTCGATGTCACGGTATGTGCTGGTAATCAGTATATCAATGCCCGACTTCCTGCACTCGGCTAAGAAAGTCTCACACAGTGGCTGTACATGAGGGTGTAGATCATCAATCTTTCTGCTGTTAATCATTATAGCTGGTTTGGATGGTTAGCACTATGAGCCCCTTTTATCGAAAATACTTCCTGCTCAAGTGTCGATATTTTTAAGCCATACAGAGCCCTGTCCTCTTTTATCTCGTTCTTGAGATCTGTCAGAGCATCTTTAACGCTATTTGCGTGGTCGATGAAATACCACGCAATTACCGACAGCATCACAGCTATAAAAGCTTGGACTATGTCGAAGTGCTGGATCCATGAGGGTGCGGTTTCCATTTTTTATTTTTTTATATAACCTGTACAGGCCATTTAAGTTCTGGCAAAAGTGCCTCTATCTCTGAAAAACAACAGGGCTTCTTTCTTGCTCCGGAAAGAACCTCATCGAGCAATTTATACAGCTCAGACCAGACCAAATCTCTTGCTTGAACAGCATATTTTCCGTCAGAAGCGAAAGAAGGAATTGAGCTATCAGCATAAGTGCAGGCGCTCAAAATGCTGTCATAACCCTTCGTGGCGGCAAACTTATCAAGACGCGATTGCGTATTATTAACAATCTCTGCCTGAATCGAAGCATCTACGGCTGCAATGTCCTCTGGTGACATATCAACAGTCCCGTACTGAGCCTGCCATTTACCGCTTACCTCAACCGGTGGAGCAGGAACGAGCATTTTATACTGAGGAGCGGGCGCCACAGGACTGTCATAATGCAGAACGGCATACCCGAAGGGTCTTATAACTTCATCCGTGAGGATGGCAGGAAAAGAGGTGTCAGGGTGTGAAGCACGAAAGTCATGCTCCCATACCTGCGTCTGTGTTTTCGTATTTATAAGCATGATTATTATTAGTTAAGGTGAAGTAGCGCACTTGCCTGAGGCTCCAACTGCTACAAATATACTACCGTTTGAACAGACAGCTCTTGCGGTATTACTACCAAAAGCAGTGGTGAAACTTGCCCGAGAAGTCCATGTTATACCGTCGCTCGAAGTAGCACACTGGCCTGAGTCTCCAACTGCTACAAATATACTACCGTTTGAACAGACAGCATTTCCACTATTACTACCAAAAGCAGTGGTGAAACTTGCCCGAGAAGTCCAACTACTACCTAAGATTGCGGAAGCTAATCCCATCATCATGCTTCGTATGCTCATCAGGCCATCCCCTTCGCGACATATCCTCTCCAAGTCGTACCACCGTCTCGCGTATAAAAGAAGATCGTATCAAGTCCGGAGACCGTAAGAGTTGGCGCTGTCCCTGCTACCCATTTAATCCCCGACCACCACGTGACAGCGAAAGCACCACCATTCGTCAGCTCAAGGATGAACTCTGAAACGGTCCCTGTTGCTGCTACATTTGAAAGCGTGAAAGTTGTTACTCCTGATATCGTTTTATAAAAAACGTTTGCCGTCGCAAGATCAAGCGCTGAAGCGGCTACTGAAGCGGCTGTTTCTTTAAACCCTGTTATCGCTCCCGTCATCGCTCCACCTGATTTCGGCAATAACCCGCTTAAGTCCTGATCTCCTGTATTCGTGTTCGACGTATTACCGAGCACCGTTTTTTGTGCATCGGTGCAATACCTCTTGTTTACCGAGTCCGCAATGTCAGCGGTACTCGCTCCGTGCGGGTTCCCGGTTGCCGATGAGTGATCGTAGGCCGTTTTACCCCTGTCACCACGATAAGCGGTTGCTGAAGTCTCTCCAAGCCCGATGGTTGCATCAATCTGTACGTAAGCTGTTCCAGACCAACGATAAGTAAGGTTTGTATCGAGAGTGACATATATCTTCCCTGTCTCTCCTGTACCGGGGAATGCCGCGTAATTTGCTGATTCAAGAACGTCATCAACATAAGATGGCAAATAAGTAGCCGAAACTTTTGATCCTGAATCAAGAGGGCAATACCCATTAGCAGAGCCTTTATTTGTCGTAAGCTCATAGCTCCCCGCAGGTTGTTTCCCGTTGAACGTATTCCAATCGGTATGGCTTAGATACCCGTCAACTGCTGTTGAAGCGGCAGGTAACGGCGTAGCCGAAATCGCTACCCAGTTCGTATTGTCCGAAACAGGATCAATAGTTCCTGCGCCTGCTGTAATCCTGCGATACGGAAGATAATTGGTTGGTGACCAAACTACATTTCCTATCACGTATGATGTACCAGATTCCCATTTTGTAGCACCAGAAGAAGCTGCTGCGGCTGTCGCACTTGCTGATGCTTCACTCGCTTTTGTAGTAGCTATCCCTGCTTGTGTCGTGGCAGTTGACGCTGAACTTGTAGCTGAGGATTCTGCGGCAAGTGCGGTGTTCTTTGCGGAAATTGCGGCGTCACGAGCTGAAACAGCTTCACCCGCTTTTACAGTCGCTATCCCTGCTTGTGTCGTAGCGGTATCTTTTGATGTTGACGCCTCACCAGCTTTTGTAGTGGCTGTGCCTGCTGCTGCTGCGGCTGAATCAGAATCTGCGTTTATCGTATCAATCGCTGCATTTATTTGCGTCACCATCGTTGGGTACGCGGAGACCAGGGCATCTGCCCTTGCACTGAAAGTTGATGGATCGGTGCGCGTGGGTGCGGGCGTTGGTAAAGGTGTAACTGCTGACATTATATGAGTCCTTCTATTTCAAGTGTGCAAGTTGAGTAAAACGGGTACGGTATCGTAACCACGAAATCCTTATAAAATCCGAGCGTTGTCAGCACGTTATGCAAGGACGTTTCTATTGATCCTATCCAGACGCACGGGACTGATTCCAAGTCAGATAAAAGTTTGTAGTAATAAGCAAGCGAACTGTTATCAAGCAACAGCGGAAACGAAAGGTGTTTCGAGTTTGCCCTTTTGACGAATGTTGTTGCCCCAAAAGCATCAGTGTTTTTTACAGAATAGCTGGTTATGCCGAAACTTGCACCGTACAGAACATCTCCAATGCTGTAAATACTTCCAACTATCAGAGAGCCGAGCGATATTGTCCTACCGGTTATAGTAACTGTAATCTGACCACCATAAGGCGGTATATCATTAAGTACGACATCTACCAAAGTCCACGGGGTTTCGCTTGAAAATGGCTCAAAAAAGTAAGAATACCAGTCAAAAATAATTGTTCCATCGAGAGCGACGTACCGATCGTATACAGTAACGCCATCTTTTACTTGTGTGATGTGCGCCAACGTCCCTGATATTGACATCAAAGCCATCGAGTTGACGATTCCAGGATTAATGACAATCGTCAACGGCGAAGCCAGAACTGTTTTCGTTGAGTTCTGCGAATCAAAGCAAGCCCAACGGTTTGTTGGAGCGGCATCAAGCCAGTACGGTAACGTGCCAGTAAGATTTGATTCAGGAGTTTTATTGGTATTAGCAACCAAACAATAATAAATCCTGTGCGTACTGGTACGGATACAGTAATCACCCACAGCATATGAGGTACCAGAGTTCCACGCGGAGTAATCAGACTCAGGAGCTGTTGAGCTGACAAACGTAGAATCTGTGATGAATGTGGGCTTTATTACCTGTAACTGGCTCATATCTCAGCCCTCACCGGGGGCATACCTTGCTTCTGCCAATATTCAATCCACTTAGCAGACTTTGCGCTACTAACGGCTATAGCATATTGCCCTGCCTTAATTTCCTCTTTCAACGATTTCACCTCTTCCCTTAGTCGTTCATTTGATTCAAGAAGCGCATCAAAATTCAGCATTTTGCGAGTTTCTCCACCATTGTAAATTCTCGCGTTTCCCGATGTATGAATCAATTCAGGAGCTGTTTCACCTGCCAAAAATACACCGCCTGAATCGTATCCCCTGACTGACCGAATCGCGGCATATTCGCTGCTCGAGAGCAGATCATTTTTGATCTGAGTAAGTGTTTCGCCAGTGTTTAACGCATTTTGAAAAAAAGCCTTTCCTGTAGTATCCGAAGGACGCATTAAAATTGCTTGATACAATGCTTCCAACGGATCAGTAGCCGCCGATATTTTGTTCATAAACTCAGGGGAATTGGTAAAAGCAACCATCGACTTTGCAACACCCTCATTACTTATATCATTATTCCAGAAATTGATACCTGATGTATCGCCAGCCCTTGCAAAAAAGGTTTGATATGCTTTCCCGGCCGTTGTTCCTTGTCCTGTAGTCAGGTCTGATACCGCCTTTATAGCTGCTGTAAGGCTATTTTGCGCATCAACAACAGCTTTGGCGTTTGCTGCCAATTGAGCATTAACAGCCGCAAGGTTCGCTGCTGCTGTTTGTGCGTTTAAGACGTCTGCTGCTTTTGTAGCTGCTGCTTGTGTTGCCGCAGCAGTGATTGTAGCTGAAGCGTAGGTTCCGAGAGCGGTTTGTACACCAGCAACGCCTTGAGCAACTGATAAGACTGAGTTGTTTACACCGTAAGTCGCGTTAACCTGTTGTACTGCGACATTGTAAGTAGCATCGAGACTATTTGTGTCAACAGTATACGTGTCTTGTAATACTTTAAGCTGTTGTTCCAAAATAGACAACTGCTTTTGTGCTGTAGTCAACTGAGTGTCAGTAACTGTACTTAATGCTTGTACTTGACTTACTGTTTTGTAAAAATCTTTTGCGTAGTCAGTCTGATTAGAAAAATACTGCTGTGATGGCTGGTTCAATGCTGATAATACGGCAGATAGTTTTGTAGGATCAACAGCGATTCCAGACTGCGCTCCCGCTATTATTGACGAAAGATCAGTTTGCGCTGTCCGTCTCGTTATCGCTGTTGATCCATCTATAGAGAACCCAAGTAACGAAGAGTGAAGCGTATCGCTTATTGACGAAAGTGAACTTATAATTGCGTTCTGCGAGGTTTCCTGTGCTTTGATAAGCGCGACTTGAGCGTTGTACGTGTCAGTAAGCGCTGTTTTCTGCGCATTTACTACGGATTGCAAATCTGATAATGCTGAAGTTACGGCTGTTTTCGCGTCGGTCAGCGCTGAAGACGCTGCTGACGATTGCGCCTGCAATGCCGTTACATTTGCTTGTGCCGTTGCATCTGCTTGCGCTGCTAAGTAATCACTCTGTGTTGTCAGCGCGGAATCGAGAGTGGTTTGTGCCGTCGTTACCGACGCTTGCAGGGTGGCTAATGATGTGGCGGAGGATGTAGCCGCTGTCCCAAGCTCTGTTGTCGCTGTTGTCAAGCTGCTTGTCGCCGCAGCAGTAGATTTCTGTGATGATGTCAATAGCCCTGACTCAGTGTATAGGTCATAAATGGAGTTTACCGTTTCCGTGGTGGAAGATTTTAAACTCGATATGACTGACGATATCTCTGAATAGTCAGCTACGGTGAGCTTTATCCCTGAGGTGATTTTTGTCAGGTATGGAGTAAGCGCCTCTTCATACAAAGGCATAATAATATCGCTTATCGTGGTCGATAAGCCCATATTCTGTATGCTGGTAATCAAACTATCAGAAATCGTTGTCGCAGCTTTTTCACCAGCAGAAGAATATCCGGAGTAGCTACTAAACGCGCTTGCAACTGCGGTACCAACAGTGTCCGCGCTCAAGCCCAGCACACTGGTAAAAATCTCATCAATCTTCGCTTTTGCCGTATCTGCAGTGGCTCCGATTTTTGCTTCAATTTCAGCATACTTGTAATCGATATCAGATAACGTCTGCACAACTGACGCATTCGCAAACTTTTTTATTGAGGCTTCTATCTTTCCAAGATAGGTCAGTTGGTCAGTCAGTTCAGTTCCCTTGCCAGCGCTATCAACCTTGATAAGGGAGTAATCTGACTTGTACCCTCTATTCAGTAAACTGCTGGATAAATTTGTCCCTGTTATTGTCCGACTGTCAAGATTTGCAAGAGTGGTAGTGTTATACCCCGCCAGTTGCATCAAATACTTGGCCGTCGTGTTCCCGCTTGAATCAGCAAGTGATTTAACTGATGACGCCACTGATGTCGCATCGCTCTGATTTTGTGCTTCAGATTTTCCCCCCCCTCCAAATATGCTGGAAACAAGCCCCCCAATACCACCAACAATAGCTCCGGCTACAGTTCCGATTCCCGGGATAATGCTTCCAATAGCTGCTCCCGTCGCAGCACTTGAAGCTCCTGAAGATATGGCACCTCCTGTTTTACCTCCAATCATCTGGCCTACGCCGTTTGCTACGCTAGCATACCCTATCGCGGTTTGCAATTGGCTTGCATTCTGAGCACTAACGAGACTCGCCCCTGAAAGAGTTTGGCCGCTTGATGTTGTGCCGGTCTTTCCATCCGCACTCATCGTGATCTGCGACTGATTGACAGCCGTCAACCCCTGACCGATCTTTGTAATTGCCGCTCCAACAGTACCTCCCAGTGTTGTACCGATAACTGATAGAGTCGATGACAGCTTTAAAAATGTATCTTCAGTTGCCTGTCCGGTCTTGTTGAGCAGCTTGAATTGAGCTTCAAGAGCACTCGTCACACTCGAAGATAAACCGGCGGCTTCACCGTAGGTACTCAGCACGTCATTAAACTGCTGCAGTGCATTCTTTTGCTGCTCAAGAGACTTCTTGACATTCTCATGAGCGTATTTTTCAACTTCCAATGCCGATGAAAGTTGGACACTACCCGCTTCTCCAAGCGCTTTGGCGGAATTTACCCTTTCCTGTGCGGACTTAACGCCAAGCAAGGCGTCGGACATCGAGAGCGTATCATCAATGTATGTGCCTAGGAATTTCTGTGATTCTATATCAAGCTTTTCAGATTCCGATTGATCTTTTTTGTATTCAGATTGTACTTTCGATAAAACGCCAAGAGAAGCAGTATACCCTTCCGTCGCAGTCTTTAATGCTTCTGTATTTTTCGGGTCCCCAGCCTGCTGTAACTCCTCTATTGATTTTCTGTACGCGTCAACAGCGTCTTTTGCTTCTGTGACGGTCGGCGTAATTTGGTCTCGTATATCCTGCTTCGACATAGCTTTCGAGGCTGCATCAAAAGCTGCGTTCCATGATGTTACAAGAGCGTCTGCCCCTGTGGATGCCGCTTTCGCAGTCTTTTCATGTGCGTCTTTTAAATATCCGAGAGTTTTAGTTCCTTTTTTCGCGGCTTCATTGACGCTGTCAATTGCCCCTTGAGTTTCTTTGAGGTCTTTCGAGAAGTCAAGTTGTCCCCCTCCACCAGCTTTAACCAGATTATAAAGGCTGTTTTGAGATGAACCAGCACCACCAGCACCGAACATAACGCTTTGTGAAGATGAGTTGTCAATTGCCCCGAAGTTTGTCGTCTTTCCTTCCGGAAGCGAGAGAACGCTTGATTTATATTGGTTTGTGTAACTGTCCGAAAAAGTATATCCAGCACCAGCCACCGCCCCGGCTACTACTCCGGTTAAAGCCCCGATTCCACCACCCATTGTAGCGCCAACCAAACCGCCAAGTATAGCACCAGACCATCCCGGGTTGTCCATCGCCCATTTCGATACCGTACCGAGTGCTGATGTAATTCCTGCGACTGCTTTCCCTATATTTGTAAACGCCGATACGATATAGCCTTCATTATTCTTTACAGATGTTCCAAAACTATCAATTGCACTAATGATTGACGGCATGTTCTTTACTGCAATCGCGACAAGTTGCCTGGCTACGCTTTCGAGTGCCGGTGTAAGTGATTGCCCGATATGCTCAAAAACCGCTTCACCGACAACCTTTACCTCATTCATCGCCTCTTTGTAGTTCTTTGCGGCGACAAGCGCAGTTTTATCAAGGGTTAAACCAAGCGCATCAGTTAACTCAATTGCTCTTGCTTGTGTAGTCTCGTTCAGTTTCAACAATGCAAAAGCGTCCTGCGCTGACCGCCCGAAAAGCTTCATCGCTACTTCGTTCCTGTCAGTTCCGGCCTTATACTCCATCATTGTTGATGCAGCATTTTTTAGCAATGTTTGCTGATCAAGCAAATTTCCGTTCTGGTCCCGTGTTGCGACGCCGAGCGCATTGAGACCCGCCTCATTGGTTTTAAGCTGCTTATCAAGTTTAAACGCCATTGAGGTGTAATCCTCTGTAGCTATACCTGTTATCCTGAGCTGAGTGTTTAGTACTGATGCTGATTCAGCCGTCATGCCAAAGGTGTTGGATAACTGTTTTACCGATGAAGCCTGATTGAGAAACGCCGATACGCTGCCAGCAAACATAGCTCCACCGCCCAGTATCGCGGTAACGCTTGCAATTGCAGGAGCAAGGCCGGTAAACGCGCCCGTCAACTGTCCGACCCCGTCTTTTAATCCGTCAATACCACCCTTCGCAGCGTCAAAACCTCCCTGTACCGACCCGATACCGCTACCCGTTGACTTCGCCGAATCTCCTAAATCCTTAAGCCCGCGCTTCGCATCGTCAACGCTCTTCAAAAACGGCGTTGTAGCCAGACCGAGAGACACATATAAATTACCGATGCTCTTGCTTGCCATACTTTAACGCCGTTTGTGTTGCCTCGCCTTCGCTAATGCGCTTTCTGCTAACTGATCCTCTTCCTCTTCAAGTGCTTCGGTCAGAGCGTCTTCGTTGCTCATATTGTCATAGATAACATGCTCCATAAGCTCAGCACTTGTCAACTCATGGAGCATACGCCGCAAACTTGGGAACCCTAACTTGCGACTGAGCTTTGTGTAGTAGAGGAACTGGTTTTTTCCTCGTCCTTCGATTTTTTTTTCACCTCTTCTTCTTGTGTCCCTGTGATAACATTCAACACGTCTGCCGCTTTGAATATCTTCCCTTTAAGCACTGGCGGAAACTTGTGATAAGCCTCTTCAACGTCTTCATCATTTGTGAAAATGAACTCCCCATCTTCGTCAATCAATGATCTTATTCCCCATTCGGTCAGAAATCTCTGAACGAATGGGACAGATGCCGGGCTATCTTTATCAAGGCCAAGCTTCTCACGGTGCGCATCGACCTTGTCCTGAATCTCTTGCCGTTGTTCACCCGTTAACTCCTTTAGCCGCAATACGACCCCATCATGCTCAATCTCTTTGGTGCGGAACCAATTATGACTAAGCAGTACGTCTCTTGTTGCCTGTCTTGCTTGCTTTACTTGTCTCATAAGTGCTGATTTAATGATTTATGATAACGCGTCTTTTAGGTTATCGACCTTGTAATTGCTCCATCTGCCGGCAGTGTGATGTTCTGCATTGCAATATCGCCTACTTTTCCCGATGCTGGCGTATAATTACTCAAAATCACATTGCCATAATACCTGGGGTTTGTAGCGCTGACCGCCGTATTTGCTGGCTTTATTGTAATCTCCGCAGAAGCTGAAGCGTTGAACAGCGCCCATAATGCCTCATCGACTTTCCCTGCTGCATAGTCCTGAAAAAGATTGAGCGTGATCGTGCAATCCTGTAACCCACTCATACGGCCCTGTGATGTTGCACCCATAGATGTGCTGTCAGGTGTGGCGCGTGAGTATTTGATATCGACGCTCTGCACGTGATCAGATAGGTCATAAGTAAGCCCTCCTGCATCCTGATTGATGATTTGCACGTAGGCGTTAGTAATTGTCGTTTTTGCCATTTTTTTTATCCTGTTAGATTATCGAAAAAGTTGCAAGTGCTGATATATGCGGGAGCGTCCCTGTGACGGTATAAGCCAACTGGAAATAAGCGTTTGCGTTTACAAGTGGTACTTCATAATATTGAGCTCCCACGGCACTCATGCTTGTGAATGTAGCCAAGACTGTCGGTGAGGTCATTCCAACAACAGCACTGCTATTGAGTACAAATGCTATCGTAGGGGTTGTTCCGGTCATTACCGGCACATGCACAGCAATCCTTATCTTCTTGCTTATCGCTGCCGTTGCATCGTTGTATACCGAGCTCACTCCACTCGCGATAATATCTGTAGTCGGTATCAACATCATTTTCCCCCTGTACGCGCCGCCATCGCCCGCACCTGCAAGGCTGAATGGCTGAACATCACCAACTTTTTCAAGCTGGTCTAAAGATGAGTACTGAGCGTTGACAAAGTAAGCGGGATCACCTACAACAGGGATTTGCGGGATGATCGACATGAGAATATCACTGGACCCGACAAGGCCATCATATAATGATTGATCGTGTCCAAGCAAGTTTCCTGTTACGCCGTAATCGACATATCCACCGATACCAATTGAAGCGTCTTTTAGACCGCTAATTCTCGTTTTTGCCGCTGATGTGAACGTCGTTGTCTCAGGAGTTGCTTTTGTCAGTTCGAGTTTAACCGAGTTACTGATCGTTGTAAACTCATACCCTCCAAGAAATATCCTCTGATTTTTCAGTACGGTTTTCGCCATTTTTTATGTTGTTTGGTGCATTAATTTTATCCTGACGGCCCCGATATACTCAAGCGAATCATTCGAGTATCCCGTATCAGTCCCTTCTAAAAAGCAATCCTGAATTACAAATCCATCCTGAGTTCCTGACCATCTCCGAAAAGCCTTTTTGACTTTCGCCATCACTGCCTGACAACTCGCTTTCGTGTCTCCTACAATCGTTAGCTCAAAGTTGGTTGATTCAACGCCATCACTCGTTCCCATCGCGTCCGTCTCATCCGCAGAATCCGTTTGCTCATAGTACCCGCAAGGTTTAACCGTGTTTTGCGGTATCATGTCAGGAAACCACCTGGTTCCGGTAAATGCTGCCAGTTCACTGAAGTTCTGTAGCCGATAATTCACGGCTGTTGGTGCGTCAATTACACTCATACCGTCCAAGCGTTAGCCATTACTGCTGATGTAAGTTTTGCCTCAATAGCGTCAAGTGTTGGTGGCTCACTCTGATCGAAAGCACCCTGCATCCACTTCTTCGCCGATATTCCGCGTTTTGTACCTTTCTCTGTGAATATCCCCCACCAAGCATCGCCTGTACTCACTAATATTTTCACATCCGATTCAACAGATTTCACAACTTTCGTGGTTATCTGGTTCCTCAAGTGCCTTCGGTTATAATCGTACTTACTGCCTTTATTTCCCGTCGAGCTATAAACCTTCATTCTGTCAACATTCGACAACGGAGCAACGGCCACAATAGCTTTTTTCATTGCTGTTGCCCCTGCCTGAGCTGCTGACCTGCAAACACGTTTTCCTACCCTGTCACTCATCTGTACAAGTATCGCGTTAACTTCATCAAGTCCTGTAAGCTCTACGTATTCCATTCAGACCGCGTTTGTTTTGCAAATAACCTGATGTTCCATTTTCCTGCCCAGTTCTGTTGTGTCGATAATGTCGTACACTATCCCGTCTTCAATAATTACCATATCCTGACTTAGCCCTTCAACGTATCTCATGGTATACATGACTAACGCGACCGCCATTTTACTTCCTTGCAATCCCTGCTTCAGTGTTCCCGCGTAAAACTCGCGAGTAGAACCATCTTTTCTTTTAGCCCACCCATCCGCAACGAATGGCGTTAAAGTCGCCGTCTCAGCTCCGTATGCGTCCTGCGCCTTTACTTTGCTCTGTATCTGTATGCACCGGTCATATTCTGCCGGATTACAGGGTTTATAAGTAAACGCCATATCCCTGGCCTTTTATGTTCGACGCAAACTCATCGTTTTCCTCCAACTCGTACCGAACAACAAAATTATCAAGCGCTCTTTTTATTCCGTCCGGTATCACTTCACCAATACCAAAAGAATACCAGTGCGACACAAGCGCAATAATTGCTTGTTTGAGCATCGCCGGAACGGATGTTGCGTCATCGCCATATCCTGCCACAAACGTGATCTCGATAGGGTTTTTATACCCTGGTGCAATTTGCGGCCAAATCATGCCCGGCAACCGGCTGAAACTCCCCGGCTCTGATGCCGTGTCAACCTGATAAATTGTATTACTTACGGTCTGCTGTGTAACGGTCATATCCATGTATTTCACGGACGTGATCGACTGTAGCGGCGGACGTGGAAGTTTTCGGTTATTTACGCTGTAATCGCTGACCGTTTTTTTCCAAGTCTGAGTAATGATTGCTCTGTGTGTGTCGTTCTCTACAGCATCGACTGCCGCCAATATCAATCCCGTCAGCATCGTATCGTGTGCTGATGTTGAGATACGCCCGGCCATTTTCACATCTGACAATGTTACTGGCTGTGCGGCTGGTTCGGTTATTCTGCGTAGAGCTATCATGGTTTTATTTTTTTGTGGCCGTACAGGGATTTGAACCCCGAACCTCCTTAGCTACTATTCTAAGGCGCTCTGCCTGTTGAGCTACACGGACATTTCGGGCAGGGAATCAGCACACCCCGCCCTACTTCCTTAAGTGATGGACTTCACAGCGGCAATGTTTGCATCGCTTGCGGGATTATACCGGCCATGAAAGCCCCTGACGGTGCCTGCAATAAGAGACGCTGCGGCTCCGACAGTGATTGATAACTGAATCCATCTGAACCCGTTGTTTATGTCAAGTTCAGAAGCGAATACATCAATAATTCCAAGTTTACCGTCATCTGTAGCTTTTACAAGCTGAGTGATACTTTTTCCGGTGATGTCTTTAGCTCCTGTTCCTGCTGCTGCTGTGGCCTGCTGTATTTTTGCGTCTACAGTTGCCGCCGTCCCAAGAACGCCTGCTGATACGATGGCTTGGATCGCGTTGAAATTTGAAATATCAATCCAGCCGGATACAGCAGACCCTACACCCTGCGATATTGGAGCGATAACGCCAAGTATCGCGCTTTCGTCCGATGGTTTAATTTGTGAGTTGCTCATAGTTCAATTTGATTTCAGTGTTTCATAAGTTTTTGGGAGGAACAACCTCCCCTTTAATCGGGAGTGTTACGGTCTTGTTGCCAACGTTACGAAATGAGACCGTGACGAACTTGTTTTGAACGGTGTCACTGCGACGTTGCTGTACGGCTGTCCACCGATGCGGAAAATCCACCTGAACGCTCTGATGTTGTAATCAAAATACAGGTGAATGGATTCTGCGTATTCCGGCGCACTTGAACGCTGCAACAGCAAATAACCGTCAGGGTTGACAAACATGATATCGCCAACAGTACCAAGTGTGCTGTTATGCTCAGTCAAATACATCGGCTGGCCAAGAAGCAGACCGTTCGGTTTCTGCGTGAATCCGCCGTCCTCTGGAATCCAGATCGGGTTGTTGTTCAGCGTCATCGTAATGATCTGCGGGAACGCGTCAGGTGATACAAGCCAGAACCCTCTCTGCGGACTGATTAGCCTGCTGTACATGTTAGCGATGTTCTGAGCTACCAGCGATGCTGTTGACTGTGACGTTTCTTTTGCGACCGTTACCAGTGCACCGCCATTCATGAATCCTTTTGGTTTCCCGATACCATCACCGGAAACAATCGCATTACTTGCCTTAAACCTGATCGCGTCGCCTGATTTCTGCGTGATGCGGTCATTGAACATTGGTAAATCAGCAAGCAAATCCTCAGTAGCCAAAACAAAGGCATACAGAAAATCAACTGGAACCAAATCCATCTTTGTGGCAGGGTTTGATCCCGTCATCTGTCCACTCTCACTGCCCCAGTAAGCCTGCACTCCGGTTGTCCCCCAAGGTGTCGATTCATCCTTTGGAATCTGTACTGTGCTTCTGTTGGTTGGTGTAGGATTGAAGAGGCTGAAAATATCAAATGACGTTTCAGAACCGTATACCTGCTGCCAAATAGCTTGTCTAAAGTCCACAGGAACCTGAAAACTCTCATCTCCACCGCGCGAAGTTGCTTGTCCAGATGGTGCAGCAAGAATCTTTAGTCTATCGCTCATTCCTGCACTTCCTGGCATGACCGCGTTCATTACATCTAGAGCATATTCCCCAAGGCAAGAGTACCCCCCCTTCTTGTCGCCCTCAAGACGGTCTTTCCCGACAACAATCGCTTCCGGTGTAGTAACCCGTAGGCCGCCGTCAAACTGTGCATCAAGCCCAGAAAGGCTTGCTTGTCTTTCGATCTGTGCTTTTACAGACAAGATTGAAGCCTCAATGTTTTTGTACTCAATTTCCTGTTCAGCGGTCATAATCCCGCCCTGTTTTGCATCAACGTCAGATAGAAAACTGTGTGCCGATGCCATCAACTGTTTCAATTTCTCTTTCATGTCCTTATCGTTTTCGTTATGTGAGATTGTATTTTCTCTGACTCGGCAGATTAAATTTCAAGTAATGCCAGCCTTGCACGGCTGGCTTTAGTATTTTTACCCTTCGGAGCGCATGATGCGACAAGGCCATCAACAAAACCTTGTAGCGTGTTCACTCCGTCAATCAAATTCTTTCCCACAGCCTGAGTTGCACTGAAAATCTGCGCATCCTTCACCGCTCCAAACTGCTTTTCAGTCATTCCGCGCCCCGCCATAACCGCATCAGCAAACCGTCCGAAATGTTCATCAATAATATCTTGGTACATCTGTACCTGTTCTGCTGTTACCTCCGTGCCGGGTAGCCCTGCGCTTTTGAATTTTCCGGTATCAATCGGAATAACCTTAACTCCGGCCTGCTCATACGCTGCTGAATAGTCGTACATCGCCATACGCACGCCAACGCTGCCCACCACTGCTGTTTTATTAGCTGTTATGGCACTTGCTTGACTTGCTACCCAATAAGCGGCCGATGCGCAAACATCAGACACATAAGCCGATACTGGTTTTACTGCGCCAATTTGAGAAACGATATCGCCGAGCTCCGCCGTGCCTGATACTGTTCCTCCGGGTGAATCGATCAAAAGCGCAATCCTTTGCACTGAACTATCCGCACCAGCGTCTTTTATTGCCTGACCTATTGCGACAGTATCCGTCGCGCCCATAAATACGCGCTCAAAAAATCCTGGATTCTGCATCATCATCCCATTAATGTCGATAAATGCAATTCCACCCTCTTTTCTGATAACCGGAGCGGGCGAGGCGGCTGATACTGTCAACCCTGCAAGCAGTTCTTTATTGTCCGGCCTCTGACTTATCAACAGGATGTTGTGCATCCACTGATACGCCGTTTCCGTTATAGCCCACATGTATCTTTTCATATCATCGACTCTATAAATTTCCTCGCCGTCTCGCTTGATGTATCTATGTGCAGATCAATACCTACCAATGCGCTTTCTTCTCCTTCTGCTGCGTACCGATCTATAAATACTGTTGCTTTCATTTTGTTATATTCCATCCCTGCCAACTCTAAAGCGGGCTTCGCTATTTCGTCCAAGTTTTCATTCAAATCTTTTGCTATCTCGCCGTAAAACTCGTGCGCCCATTCTGCTGTTGGCGATTTTCTGCTTACAGCCCTTTCCTCTTTCCTGAGTGACCTCGCAAACACACTCTCAATAATCTGCGCTGCTGCTTGTTTAGGCTGTACCGCCTTAAGAGATTGACCTTCAACCATGTGCTCAAGCGTCATCATGTTCATCGGTACAAGCCTGGCATCGCCTAATTTATCGTCTATCGGATCTTCATCTTCATTTGCCCTTATTTCGTTGATGCTGTATGCGCCCAAACTTGCCATGTCTTTGTAAAAAGCACCCCGTGCAGCCGGATCTCCGCGCAGCATCCCGCGAAAATCAAATTTTGTGTAAAATGTTGGCCTGGTTTTTCCGAAAAACTTTCTCCTCGCCTCCATCTCCCATTTCAACACCCACGGTAAAATGGTTTCATCTATATGTTCCTGAGCGTTCTGGAAAATGTTGGTATGGGTTTCACGTACCATGATCCCCAACTTGTAGCTCTTCACACCAAACCAGCGCGCGATTTCCTGCAAATTGAACTCATGGGAACCGAGGAACTGAGCGTCTGCAAGATTCATTGACAACTGCGTCCACTTCATACCCTCTTCAGCTATGATCGGCTTTCCGGTATTGCTGGCTCCAGCATACGTTCGCGTAAAGCTTGATCTCAAGTGCTCAAAAGCAGTATCTGAAAGTGTTCCCGGATGCTCCAAAACGCCTGACGGCCTGAATCCATTTCTGAAAAAGCTGTTCCCAGCCTTCTGAAGAGCAAACCCGCCACCGATAGTTTCCCGAGCGTTACTTATCACTCCTATGCCTGATATACCATCAAGCCCAAGACCTTTGAGGTGAAACATGTTTTCAGGTGGCAACTCTTTCGTTCCTCCACCTGAATTTCTTACCTCGTAGTACAACTGGCCTGAAGTCCTGCGTTTTTGCGTGACGTTAAACGGATTAATCGGCCATAACGCCACTATATCGCTATAATAATTGCGCTCAATCTCTGCATACCCGTTACCTGAAAGCAATGCGTGAAGCTGCAAGACCTCCCTGAACGTCGCTGAATCCATCTCCGGGTTCGGTTCAACCGATATGATGTAATTCAATTCATGGTCAACCTGTAAAACCCTTGTCGCTCCCACCTTCTCAAAGACATGCCACGGCAGTTTCTTTATATCATTCGTAATAACAGTGCAGCACCGCCAGACACCTGATAAATTGAGAGCTGTAATCTCATCAACTCGCTCCCCCGCTGACGTGTTCATCCACGCTCCGCCCTGATCTCCTTTAGATGCAATAAAGTCCCGATTCGGAACAGCGTCCGCGAATAATCGGTTAAGAATCACGCTTCAGGCCCTTTAAATGCGGCAAAACAGCAATGACAATGAACATGAACCCCACCATAATGAGACAAAGCCCTGCACCAAGTACCATATAGATACCGGATGCAAGGCTTAGAGTTCCTGCAATGAAAAACCAGTCAGTTATACTCAGTTTGTTCATAGTGCATGGGTTATTTATTCCATGCTATGAATTTGTTTTGATATGAGAAAGCGCTGAGCTTTTTATTGTCTTATGGAGACAAATTTTGTTGTTTTTACAACAAAAAACCCCTCATCGCTGAAGGGTTCTATAGGCCATTTACTCTGCATTATTGATGCAAGTTTCTCGCTATGATAATATTTCTTCTTCGTCTATAAAACCTGACGGTATAAATCCAAGTGCAACTCCTTTCGTAATAAACCACACTTCCCCTACTGAGCCGTCATCTTCGAAATGGACCATTGCACTCCTCTCTGAAGTTTTATCCATCACTCCCCTCCGTTTTGGTTTATAATTCTTTGCCTTTGTCCGATCATTAGATACAGGATCCCTCCGAGTGGGGGGAGGAATAGAGTCATCAGCAACCATATAACCTTGTTGTTGCCGGTAAACTCATTGCTGAGTATATCAACAAGAGGCCAGATAAATAGCACGATGAGGATTATTATTAAAAGTAACGGTATGAGTTGCAAGAACGGGTTTAGCATAGATTGAGCTGTTAATGGTTACAACGTCCTGATTCCTCTTTTCTCGTACACACTTTCCGTTTTCGGTACGTCCTTTGCCCATACAATCAACCCGAAAAGTATCGTCATCAACCCGTCAATCTTGTTTTTTGGGCTTTGTCGCGTCGGGAAATACTTTTTGTTGCGTGCTTGCTTCTGTACTACGTTACTCACCATCCACGTTAATACCGGATCACCGTCAAAGCAAATCTTCTTGTCATACACAAGGCTTTCAAAATCCTTCATCGGCGCGGAAATATGAACTGGAGACTGATTAACCTCGATGCACTGAATTGCTGGGGCTTCCTTAATAATCTGGTTTATCAACATCCCTGACTCATAAGGATCGTAACCAAGACCTCGGATATTGTACCGCGCTGCATCGGTTTTCACGTCGTCAAGAATGTAATCGAAGTCAGTACGCGCCCCTGGAGTCGCAATTATCAGCCCATCAAGTACCCATTTTCGGTAATGCTGGTTCTCGATCAGGTCCACCGTGTCCTCTGGAAGATAGTATTTCAGAAACGGATAGTAAATACCGTTACGAAAAAATACTTTTGCGTAAGCTGCAATATCAATCTTACTTGCTAAATCCAGAGCAAGCGCACACTCTTCGCCCTCGAAATCATCAATCGTGAGCGTTTTATCTGCACATCCTGACCATTTAGCCTGATTAATCCACGTTTGACCGCCTGAACTCCAAATGTTCAGGTGCTTGCACAGCGTGATACTCTGCTTCTCTGCTTTCGTCATCGCCTCATGGTGTCGTGCCCTCAAAAAGTCTTCATAAACCGATACGCCAAGATTCGGATTAGCTTTATACCAGCATTTAAAGTTTTTCCAGTCATCTCCCGTTTCGTCATCTTCTGCTTTGCTGTCGATGGTATAAATTACCGCCCATACCTCTTCGTTTATCAATACCCCTTGATTGATCTTTATAGCGTCGCTAAGCATCTCAAAACAAGGATATGATATATTTTCACCTGCTGTTGTAATTATTAGTCTGAGCGGCTGTTCTCGTGCTCCCATGCCTGTTTTCATGCTGTCAAGCTGAGAGCTGGTAGCGTGTTCGTGATATTCGTCAGTTATGGAGCATGATGGAGAAGGGCCATCACCGGGGTTCCCGATTACAGGGATAAACTTTCCACCATTCTTTACGCAAAAAATCCCCGTTGGATTCTTGTCGGTTCCGGTCAAGTTTATGTTGTACCACGCCTTGAGTTTCGGGTTCTTATTGATCATTTTCCAAGCGGGATCGAATACCTCATGCGCTTGCTTCTCCGTCGTAGCGCCTGAATATACTTCCGGGGCTCCTTCCTTGTCTGCAAGCAGCATATACAGACCAATCATTGCGCCCATCTGAGACTTTCCGTTCTTCCGGCACACCTCGACAAAGATTTCTCGGAACCGTCGCTTGCCATCTTTCTTTCGCTTCCATCCAAACGGTATCCCAAATGTAAATTTCTGCCACGGCTCCAGTTTTATCGGCTGATCAACCCATTTTCCTTTTACGTGCACCTGAATTTCGCAGAACTCGATGAAGTTTACAGTCGCTGCTTCATCGAAATAGTACGGGTAATCAGCATCCTTTTGCCGCGCCAAGTTGCTTTTATGCCTGCTTGCCGCATCCTTAACGTACTGACAAGCCGGTATTCTGCCATTCAGTACTCCACGGATATAACGGTTAATGTCCTTTATGTGGGGATTAATGGCCATCAGTTACCCGAACTTCGCAAACGGGTTCTCTTCATCCTGTTTTGGGACCTCAATTCTGGTGCGGCTGCTTGGAGTAAGCCCGAATTCAGGCGCAATCCTGATCTGAATATTCAACAGCCGGTTATACTCTTTGATAAATGGGTTAATAGCCACCGTACCATTCTTCAGCCTTGTCATGTACCGGCCCGGTCTCTTAACGCCCTGCGCCGCGGCTGATTCGTCTATACTGTGCTCCCAAGCCTCCATTCCTTCAAGACATTCGATGAGTAACCCTTCAATCGCTGAGTAATGCTGAAAAAAATGCAAGTCAGTATCTTTCAGAACTCCTATCTTTTGCAGCTTCTTCCCGATCTTCATGTACTGCCTCTTTCCCTCCATCGACAAATACGCGGGGGCCTCCAACTCCTGAACAACTTCAAACGATGCCGTATTGTCCGTGTGCCGTGATTTGTCAAACGTCCCGCGCCCGATGTGCTTCTCAATCGGGATCGGCTTCCTCCCTCCCCCTGGTGCTCTCTTTGCTGCCATGATTTAACTCTTTTTTATGTTCCCAATAATGACACGAAAAACATAGCGATTGGTGATTTTCATAGCTATTATTTTCATGATATTTACTCGTGATTTATATAAAGTGTTCAATTATCACTATTTCCAGAAAAACCGTTATTT